ATACCCACGATATTAGCCTTACGAATTGCGTTTCTCTCTGCATGACCAGCACGAATGATTTCATATTTCAGGTTCCGATCTTCATAGCGTTCAATCAAATCTCGAACACCTTTGGGAAAGGCATTATAACCAATGAATTCTTGTTGATGTTCCCAGTTCACTACCACTGCGCCAACCTTTGTGGATGGATCTTTGGATAGTCGCGAAACATATTCAGCTAAATTAAGATAAAAACGATCCCATTTTTCAGATTGTTTTATCATCTAGCAAACCTATTAAAGATAACATCAACTTGTCATAGCAATGAGTATGATGTACTTTTGCATTCTCTACAGCAAAATCATAATTTTGATGTAACCATAAATTATAAATATGATTCAATTCAATTTTAGCAGAAATAAATTGATCTAAGACAAGAAGAAAATTTTGAATTTTTTCGGATTGTTTCATGGGTTTCTTTTATCTTTCAATGGAAAGAGTTCAATAAGTTTATCTCTGAGAGCCAATGTCAAGAAAATCGATATTTTACCTGCATAAAAACAAAGAAAAAATCCAATCAATAATGGAACTGCAATAGGCCAAATAAACAAAATAGTTCCTATTGAAACCAAATCAACATATGCACGATAATCTGTTGTGCTAATATGATAGCAAAGAAAACCATTAACGACAATAGACGCAAACCACCCAATCAACAAATAAGCAAGGATGCCGCCTATAATATTCATTTTCTATCTTTCTTTGGTAAATTCTTGACACGATATAGAACACGCTGAATATAAGCCTCAGTTGCTTCCAGTCGCTGGATATAAGTTTCGCGATGATGTTCCGCGAGATTTTCCATGGTTGCCTTCTCTCCCAAATCAATTATAGGAAGTGGCACTAAATGTTCATCCTTCATATTCTTCCTCTTCATAAGTCACATTCGGGTTCTGCACTTCACGATCAACCCAATAATAAGAAATCTCTCCGTCTCGTCTTACTCGTACAGATGGCAAAGGACCGGTATCCGGATAGAAATCGAAGTTCAAGCGAATTCCCACACGACGCCAAAAATTCACCGCCAAACCTTCTTCTGGTCTAAGCTTGCGAAACTCACGATACTCTTCATTAGTCAGTTTCATTATATACTGCTCCTATCAATTGCCGAAATTCACGCTTGACATCCTTGCGTCCAATTCCATAAAGACTCTGTAAAGCACGGATCATATTTTCTCTATCCGCCAAATTCTTTGGTTTGAAACGATAACCAGCCACATAGAAATCCAAGGGATGGTGTAATTCATCGTAAACCCATTCAGGGTGCGAATCTTTACTCATTTCTTTGCATCTTTCTGTTTTTTAAGCTTCTCTTCGAATTCCTGAATCACAAGATTCTGATACTCGTTATCTACAACATCACCGCCGAATTCTGTATCGGATATCTGTTCGAATAGATGCAACCTCTGAAAGTTTTTATGTTTAGTGTAATTTTGTTTCTTTTCGTCTGCGATTCTCTGCAAAAAAGCACGCCAAGCCACCGTCGAAAAATATCCAAATGCGTTGGGATAGTTCGGATTAAACTTACTCACCGCTGCCGTACAATGAAGAATCCCGTCCGCAACCATATCCTGAAGAAATGTATACGAGGAAAAGTTAGGTCGAGATGCAATTTTCTCATTAATTAAAATTATACAATGTCCGATATATTCAGAGATTACCGGGTCTTCGCCCCGTGCTCGCGCTTCATGAAACTTAAGAAGCTCGGTGTATAATCTCTTGGGATTTATGTAATAATTTTTTGGTTGTTCTTCAGTTGGCATTCTTTTTATTTGTTGGTTTAAACGAAGCTAATATATCATTAAGTGTTTCTTCTGTCAAATCTTCTCCCGAAAGATTATGAATTTCCAAATCTGACACGCCACCTCCACCTTCCTTAATTTCCTTTTCAGTCAGAAGAGATTTTTCCATACGGTCATTTGTCTTCTGCAAGACAAAGCTCATCGACTTTGCAAATTCTGTATAATATCTATCCCAATTTTGATAGAGTTTTTCAAATTCAGGAAGGATGTCCTGCGGACCAAATAGAATATGATGACGAGGAATATTCACCACATCCTCTAATGTATAGGGCGAAACCCTGGCAAAATACAAATCCAGTTGTGGTAAGTCAACTAGTCGCATCGGTTTATCAATAATTACAGTTTCATTGAGAGTTCTCATTTCACCAACAATCTCAACTCCGGTAAGCAATTTAATTAATTGTAATTTAGCCACTAATATTCCCTCCAAGTTTTACCTTATACATTTTATAGGGAATTCCTTCCCTGGCATACAATTCAATGCGTTCGTCAAAATGTTTCAGGGTGTGATTACGCCACTTCTTCCAGGACAAATCATCCCCGATATCATACCAAGTGCATTCAGTTTTGGTGTCGGATTTACGACTACCTCGGCCAAGTGACTGCTTGGTTTTAATTTTAGTGCGATAGGAATGCGTGGATATGATATAACGCAAATTCGGAATATTGACGCCTTCCGAAAACGTCCCGGTACTCGCAATCACTATCGCATTATTCTCTTCGTTCACAATCTGTGAAATACGGTTACGTTCTTCACCTTTGACTTCCCCATGAATGAAATAGATGGGTCTATCAGTCTTGGCAGATATAAGTTTATGAAGAACTTCGCCGTGACTTTCAACAAAACGATATAAAACAAGTGTATTACCATTCAGAGATAAAGTCAAGTTTGTTATGAAGCGGTTACGCGCTACACTATGAATCAAATATTTAACTTCATCCTCAATTTTGGATTTCTTCAGCGTTTCACGAATGTCTTCGGGGTGTTCCAGCAAGATACAGATAGCATCCATCTGTGCCAGAACTTTACGTTCCATCAAAGTTTCCAACGAAACTATTTTGGTTAATGGACCAAACAAACCCTGAAGAACCATTTTATGGGTCTTGGAACCATCATCCAAAGAACCGGTCACACCCACACGTTTTTCGCAGCCAACCAGTTTTTCCAGGATCGTCACCAATGACTTGGCTTCGTAATGATGAACCTCATCACCCAGAAATAAACCAAACGGTTTAAACCATTCCACGGGTAATTTATAGATCGACTGCCATGTACTGATTGTAATCTGCGCGTTCTTATTCTTATCCTGACCCGAATAAATTCGGTGAAGAAACTCTTCCGGACAACCATAGGACAGGAAATCCTTGTAGAGTTGATCAACGAGTCCCGTGTTAGTCGTCGTCAGCAGCGTTCTACAGTTGTGATATCTCGCAATCAGATAAAGGATAAGTGATTTACCCGATCCCGTCGCGCTCTCTTCGATAAGACGACCTTTTCTCACTGCCTCAACAAAAGCATGAACCTGATAATCTCGATCCGGTTTTAGAGGATCGTATTTTTCCGGAATATTCAACGTCTTGATAAATTCGCGACCTTCGAATTCAGAAAATTCAGTATGAGAACTATCTATCTTCCAATCCACTGTGTAGTTATACTTCTCGGCAAATTTCTGAACCAACGGGCGCAAACCACAGTATAAAGTTTTCCTGAATGCCGAATAGGGACGAATATATCCATCCCAGAACTTCATCTTGAATTTCGGGCTGAATTGGTATCCCTTCGGACGAAACTTGAAGTATTCTTCTAGCTCTACGGCAATGCTTGGTTCGGATAAAATTTTATCAAACGTCGCGTTGCAAGGAGCAACGACTATATCAATCATCAATTTCTTTCAATCACTTGCCATTTTATATCTTGAGGATCAAACCATGCTTTGATCATATCAATAACATTTTCAGCATCAAAATCAGAACAAGAAAATACATCCAAATAAAACGATTTCCGAATCGCATCTTCGTGAAACGTGATCGAAGAAGTAGTAATCATTTGAATAGCTGAAATGCCTTTGTTATTTTCCTCGTCCATTTCATCGATCACAAGAGGACCCAATTTTTTCATTTTCAATAAAAATATCAAACCGTCAATGAATCTAGCAATATGCTCCTTAGTCCACCTTCGCGAATAATTTTTACAGTCCACCAGAAGATGTTTGCCCCATGGACCGGTGCCGTCAACCATTTTCATCCGTTACCTGCCTTAAATTTAACCCATTCAATTGAATTACGAATCTGCCATTGGCGGTCATTTATCTGTTTCAAAATTGAAACCAGGGTTTCCACCTTGGTTTCCGTATAACCAATTTTTTGTTCTATTTCCAAAATATCCGGATCACCGTCCAGATAGGTTGGAATATCGCCTTTTAAAATCTGTCCCGAAGGTGGAAATTTCCAACCCCGTGTATCGTCTTTAAACGGCCCTGTGGTGAGCCATTCCCATTTCTCGAAGCGTAGTCGCTTCTTTTGTTTAAGAAGCTGTACGAGGCTTAAACGGGCGGCAATCAACTCTTTAAGGTATTTGGAATGTACAGAAGCGGTTTTTGCTGATTCCAAACCCAATTCTGTGGGGTCTATCCGGGAATCAATGGACCATTCATTCTGTATTTCTTCCAAATTCATCAATTCATACTAATAAGTTGAAGAATTTATGTCAACTAGACTTCTACTTTGGTGGGTGTGGTGATCTCAACCGGTGCATTAACCACGGAAATCTTGTATGGACCGGAAAAATAGAACTTAACGGTCGCCGGAAGAAAATCCACCTCGGTTCCGGTGGAATCAAATTCCAAATCTGATAAGAAAAATGGCCAGCACCAGTCAAAAACGACCTCGATGTTTGCCTGTCGAGAGGCGTTGAGGATCATCAGAGTAATTGTGGATTCAAGTCCTTCGCCGGTCCATTCCGGGTTCTTAGCGAGTGCGGCATACTGATCAAGATCAAATGGATGACACAAACCATCGATCCAATCAGCAATTTCCAAATAGTTATCAAGAGTTTCGTTGACTTTAAACTGAACCACCAACTCGTTGTAATAAACGCGGTTTCCGGGTTTCCAAATCTGACCAAGCGGATTGGGTTGCTGAATACCGTCGATCTGCTTACCCGGCACATTAAATTTCTGCACAAAATAGCTCACATTCGGCGCCCGTTTCAACAACATGCGGAAATTAATTTGTGATAGAAAATCCCGATTAGTGGGATTGTTTTGAAGAAAACTCGCCATAAAATTTACCGTTTTGAAACTTGACACCTTCTCTGAATGGAATTATGTTGATTTGACTAATAGTTGCGTCTAATTCTCGTCTCCAAAAATCCAGGAATTTTTTAATCCTGGGGATTTCCGGAACGACATCCTCTGTCTGCCAGTAAAACGACTGCAAGAGCAGCGACCGTTTCGGGTAGTAGAGAATATCGACGCCAACCGTACACTTAATCAGCATTTTCTTATTTATAATAAATAAGTGAAACAGGAGGTTTGATGGATACGCCGACAAACAACATTTCAACCGAAGAGATCGTTCTCGTTGATGATTTGGGTTTGCGTTACATTGAAATCGCAGAAGAAGAATTTCAAAAATATCGTGAAAAAGCCATGGATGCCGGGGGAGACGTATCGGAACTGGATGATTTGTTGGAGAAAGCCCAAATCTATCGCGAAGCCGACATGAATCCAATTTTCATGCACGATATTGAGGAAACACATTTCCGTCTGGGTTGTCTAGAAACTTTTGGAAAGAGATTACATTGATACATTTTATCACCTTAACCCTAAGTCAGTCCGAAACATCTATCACTACTCATATTCGTGCGGACAGCATCCAGCGTATTACGCCCTTTCAAACGGGTTCATATATACTGCTAGATGGTGCTTCCGCTCAATTTCATGTCAAAGAAAATCCAGAGGAAGTATTTAAAAAGATATGTTCGAAACCGCAATAGTGATGTTGCTTGTTGCAGGTTTTGTTTTGGTTCCCCTTATTATCGTAATTCTCGGAAGTTCCAATGATACATTTGATTCGGATTGAAGCACCGCATTTTACTGCGGGTGCCACCGTCGAACGAAATATTTTGGTAATATGTGCACCGATCATTAAATACATGTCCGGTTGGACGGTAAATAAAGCAGTTAACTACTGTAATCAAAAGGGCTGGTCCTATAAATTTTTTGAGAATTAAATGATTGAAAAGAAAGTTTTAGTTTTATTTTTTATGGGGCAAGGCGGATACCTCTTTTCGATGGGTATCCCAGTGATGGCGCGCAAAGTCGCATCCTTGTCACCTCGTGTTATCACCAAGGTCTATCGCTATGTAGATTTTGATCCAGCAGCCAAAGATATCCAGAACTTTCGCAAGCTCGGATATAAAATTGTTTTGGTTGGATATTCACTGGGAAATACGACGACCACTCTTCTCCAAGAGACATACGATGTGGACACGTTGATTGCAATAGCTGAATCCCAGCTTGCTGGTCAAAATAATCATCGAATTGAACATAAACACACAAAACGTTCCATCCTATTTTATAGCAATGCCGATGCACTTTCTTCGGCTGGACTAAATTCAGGATTTGACATTGAAATTAAAACAGGTTATACACACCTGTTATTCCCGTGGGCAACCACGGTTGTAAATAGAGTAATCGAGGAAGTAAGAAAGTTGCTTTGATGAACTTAATCTTGAGGCGGGATTTCTGCTTGTAGATTTTGAGGCAAAGTGACGGATGTATGGCTGAATATTGTTGTCATATTTTATCGGGAAAGAATCATTCCAGGGAATAATCTCTATTGAGTTTGACTTTCCATTTGTCACATAAGTTATCACAGGTAAAGATTGGGCAGTTATAACCTCCTAAAGCAAGCAAGTAGGCGTAAGGAGCAACCCCCTGCCTCTACCCCGATGATACTAGGGGAGAATAACCAGACCAAAGCATATCCTTTAAGAATATAGGAAAAGTCATCCTAATTCTTAAATCTTTTAAAAAGATGCCTGGAGTAGTTTCCTTCAGGAGGTAGGCGGCTTGGTGAACCGATAGAAAGATAGGTTTTATCAAAAAACTGATTCTTTCACTCACAGTCTGGATTTCTTGATCTTTAAGGATTGATGGTTCCCTTTTCTTCAATTCTTAGATATCAAATAAACAATCATGTATCTGCCTTAAAAACTCTGATATACTTTTATCATCCTTGTCTAACAGGACACAGTCAGATGGATGGTAGGTAGGGCAGCGGGGTTGGGTTATCTATGGGATAATGATATGATATACTTTATAACAGATGATTTGATGGTTAAGATTGGGTATTCAGTAAATCCTGAAGCAAGACTGAAGGAACTACAAACTGGAAATCCAAGGAAACTATCTTTGATTGGAACCACCAAAGGTTCCCCTCAAATGGAAAAGAATGTCCATAAATTTCTGAAGCGGTATAAGCATCGAGGCGAGTGGTATCCACATTCCCAAAAAATCTCTTTATTCATCGAGTACGCAATAAGTAATGGCGTCAATGAAGCTATTGAATTTACGGTGATTAAGTGGGATAAGAAGAAAGGTAAGGAAGCACAGAAACGTCTCTCTACTAAACTCGCTGAGATAAATTCCAAACCTGAGAAGAAGATGGGTGAATGGTTGGAACAGAATTATGCGCCAGCAAAACGGCCAATTGGCTGAATATATTAAAAACTTTTATGGGACATGTTCCATGAAGGAAAAATGTACTTGTCTAAAAATCGGTCCTTGGTTAGGATCAGGATGCATTAACTGGAATCCAGTGAAGGTTTCATCTTATGATGAATTAATAGACATAAAAAATTTGGAAAATAAATGAACGATTATTTTTACACAAATGTTTATCTATCAAAAGATAAAATATTTTGTAGAGGATATGCAAAAGGCGAACGATTTCAGGATGAGCTAGATTACAAACCTTATCTATTCATCAAAGGAAAGAGTCCGGAAGACTGGCATACACTGGATGGTGAATGTCTTGAAAAACTTCATTTTAAAAATGTTGATACAGCCAAGAAATATGCATTGAATCATGAGGTTTTTGGAAATCAAGATTTTGTCTATCAGTATATCAACGATGAATTTCCAGGAGTAGTCGAATTCGATCCCTCTCTCATTTCAGTGGTTACAGTTGATATCGAAGTAATAGCCACAAAGGGATTCCCGGACACGAAGAAGGCTGAATGGCCTATCTCAGCAATCACCATGACTCGCGGCGGGAAGGTGTTTGTTCTGGGTTTAAAACCTTACAGAAACAAGGAATCCAAGGCGAACTACATTCAGTGTCGAAATGAGACTTCCATGTTGGAGGCTTTTATAGACACATGGAAGAAACTCGACCCCGACATTGTCACTGGTTGGAACATCGAAAAATTTGACATTCCTTATCTCATAAATCGGATTGGAAACCTGCTGGGTGTTAGTGCTATCAAACGTTTATCTCCATTCCGCAGTGTCTGGGAACAGGAAGTCGAAACAAACAAAGACAAGTATTATCAATATCATATTCGAGGTGTATCAATCATTGATTACCTTCCGCTTTATAAGAAATTCAAACTAGGAAACGAAGAATCTTATTCTCTCAATCACATCGCAAAGGTTGAAATAGGAGAAGAAAAAATTGATTACTCAGAACATGGTACGCTCAATGATCTTTATGAGAGCGATCATGATCTCTACATTGATTACAACATTTACGATTGCGTTCTGGTCGATAAAATCAACAAGAAACTAAATTACATCGGTCAGGCAGTTCAGATG